TGTATATACAGGTGAAGATAAGTTAGATTGGGCGTACCCAATGAACGCTAGTGTAAGTCAATATCCGTTAATAGGTGAACTTATATATGTGTTTCGCGCATTAAATCGATGGTATTATATTAATACGTTTAACGTGTCAAACAGAGTAACTGCTCAAGATTTACCTGAACTTTTAACTGAAACCGACGTACCAAATGATACTAGTACAAAAATTTCTAGGTATAAAGAGGTAGGCGCACCTCGTAAAATTTCTAAGAATATTGTACAATTAGGTAATTATTTTCAAGATAAACCATTAATTTATAGATTAAAACAATTTGAAGGTGACTTAACTTTAGAAGGCAGATCGGGTAGTTCTATACGGTTTGGAGCGGCTTGGAAACTTGGAATTGCGGGCTCCACGGCAAAGTCTAAAAAAATTGCGTTTCAATCTACTACCGAAGATCAATCTGCGAACCTACTTATGAGAGTAGGGCCTGATCCATTGGCAGAAACCACGGTTAATAGTACATTTGGTCAAGTTATAGAAGATATTAACAGAGACGCAACTTCTATATGGATGGTGGCCGACCAAATTATTCCAATTAAACTATCAACAGAGTCTAGTAAGTTACATAGATTTAGTATTTCAAACTTTCCGGCACAATTTAATGGTAGCCAAATTGTACTAAATTCGAATAGAATTATTATTAATGCTAAACAAGACAAGATATTAGTACATGCATCAAAAGGAATACATTTAACCACGTTAGACGATATTACACTGGATTCCGATAAAAATCATGTGTCGTGGACTAGTAATAATCGTAATGATAGGACCGTAGGACATGTAACTGAGATAGTAGGTAAGGACAAGATTATGTCAACACAAGGCACCGTTACACAAACTGCAGGTAAAAACCACACGATAACATCAGTAGAGAACTTAAGTTTACAAGCATCAAAAATATATGTTGGATCGCAGTCAAGCCAAGCCGAGCCATTAATATTAGGAGCTACGTTACAACAAGCATTAGAACAATTAATTCAGATTTTAACGTCAGAACCAATAATATTAACTACCGGCGCTCCTGGATCACCGTCACCACAGAATCCGACTAGAATTTTAAAGTTAAAACAATGGCAACAACAGTATTTAGGTGGTAATAAAAATGCAAGAATATTAAGTATTGATAATTTTACCACACGGAATAATGATGAACCACCACAACCACGAAAAATAAGTCCATATAAAGAGGGATGATATGAAGAAATCAGAATTTGACGCATTAATACAAACTGAAGTTCAAAAACAATTAAGAATTCTTGTCCCAAAATTAGTAAGACCATTGGTACAAGAAGCCGTTGCTGGTGCATTAGCAGGGTTATTGGCAGAAGGTATATCTAAGGGTATACCTACACAATCTAGAGTAAATTCGCCCGTTAAAGTTCCACAAAAACCAGAACCACGTATGGTTGTTGAAGACACTGGAAAAGCCCGTGAATCTTTACGTAGAAAAATGAGTCAAATTCAAGAAGCACCTTCACGTATTAATGCAGATATTTTCGGTGGCGGATCAGTTGGTAGTCTTCTGGCAGAAACTGCAAATGATATGAGATACGGAGGACCGGAATCAGAATCTTTATTAGATTCGGTGGATGAACTAGATGGTCAGGTTGATGAAGCAGTAGTTCATGCATTAACACGAGACTATTCTGCATTAATGCAACGAATGGACGAAAAGAAACTTACAGGTAGATAACACGTATGTCAAATCTTGGATTAACTTTACCTATACAACGTGGAAATAACGGATATTTCGCACAAGGGCGGGACGTACTCACACAGGTAAAAAGTAATCTTACAAATTTAATTTTAACCAGAAAAGGAGAACGATTACTACAGCCTGAATTTGGATGTGATGTATATCAAATTATATTTGAACCGTTAACTGATGATAATGTAGTAGAAATTCGTTCGTCAATAGAATCTGCCGTGAAATTATGGTTGCCTTATATTAGAATTGATGATGTAGACGTTCAACAAAATGAAGATCGTAATACTATATTTGCAACTCTTACATTTTCAATTAAATCTGGTGCAGTAATCACTGATAGTATTACTTTAGTATTTTAAGGAGAATAAAGTTGGCGCTTAGAAGAATAAACAAATCGTTTGCTCCATCAAATCGTGATATTCGATATCTGAGCAAAACCTTTCCTGAATTCAGACAAAATTTAATAGATTTTGCAAAAGTATACTTTCCTGATAGCTACGCAGATTTTAATGAAGCCAGCCCTGGAATGATGTTTATTGAAATGGCTGCATATGTAGGCGATGTATTAGGATATTATATTGATACAAACTTCAGAGAAAATTTATTACCATACGCAGAAGAACGTGATAACATCGTTTCTATTGCACAATCACTTGGATACAAAACAAAACCTGCTACCGCAGCTTCATGTGAGGTAGACATATTCCAATTATGTCCGGCCACGGATATTTCGGGAAATTATGAACCTGATATAAAATTTTACATGAGGTTATCAGTAAACGCGGTGTTTAGTGCTACTGAATTTTCAAACATCACATACAGAACCGTGGATGAAGTAAATTTTGCAGATCCTACTGGTAGAGAAATTACTATTTACGCAACAGATAGTAATAACCGTCCGTTAACATACTTGATTAAGAAAAAAATCAAAGTTGTGTCTGGTACGTTAAAAACATATATTGCTACGTTCGGAGATGCTGAAAAGTTTTCTAAAGTTACATTACCCGATGATAACATATTAGAAATTGTATCGGCCATTGATAATAACGGCAATCGATGGTCTGAAGTTGATTATTTAGCACAAGATTTAGTATTTGAAGATGTAGTAAATACAAACGCTAATACAGATCCTTCATTTAGTGTGCCGCCAACATATTTAATTCGAATTAAACGTACACCTCGTCGATTTGTGTCTAGATACGACGAAGACAATAAACTAGAATTACAATTTGGTTCAGGTGTGGTTCAAGACGGCGATGAAACTATTAACCTAGAGCCAAGGAAAATTGCAAACAGTGAATATCAAACAAACTTAGTATCAACCTCACTAGATCCAAGTGATTTCTTGTCGTCTAGATCATACGGACTTGCTCCGAGTAATATTGATATTGAAGTAACATATACAACCGGGGGCGGATTAGAATCAAACGTACCATCTAATACAATCACACAAATTATTACAGCTGTGCCGTTAAATGATATATCATCGTTAACTTCCGCCGAATTATTGTTATGGAACGATGTTGTTCGTTCTCTTGCTGTTAATAACGATGTGCCTGCAACAGGCGGTAAAGGCGAAGATACTATTGAAGAAATTCGACAAAACGCATTAGCATTTTTTAACGCACAAAACCGACTGGTAACAGTTAATGATTATATTGTAAGAACGTATGCTGCACCGCCTAAATACGGCGGCGCTGCAAAAGTTTTCGTTACCAGAGATGAACAAATCAATGATATTTTACGTGCAACTCAAGAACAACCATCAATATTAACTGAGGGTAGTTTTGTACAGAATAAGCCAGGTCAAGGTGCAATTAATATGTATATGTTGGGGTATAACCAACAGAAAAAATTAACCAATCTTAATATGGATACAAAGAAAAACTTACGTACATACTTAGATCAATACAGAATGTTAACCGATGAAGTACGTATGTTAGATGCATTTCCAGTTAATATTGGTGTAGAATTTAAAGTTTCTGTGTACAAGAATTATAATATGAATGAAGTATTAGCTAGAGCTATTGACGTAGTTGCAAACTTTTTTGATATTGATAAATGGCAAATTAACCAACCTATTATTCTGAATGATTTATACTTGGAAATTGCATCTGTTGAAGGAGTACAAAGTGTGTTAATCGTGAAAATTTTCAATAGGTATAAATTCAGAGACGGTGCAGATTACGAAGATTATTTATATGATATAGAAGATGCCACTAATAGTGGCATAGTCTATCCTAGTCTAGATCCGTGTATTTTTGAACTTAGATACCCAGAAAAAGATATTATTGGATCGGCGGTACAATAATGCGAAATTTTTACTCACCAACACAAGACGCATCTTTATACGAACAGTTTCCCACACGAAACACAGGCCGTGATGAAATATTAGAAGTTGGTAAAACTAATGGCGGTAGGCATATTGTTCGGTCGTTATTAACATTTCCAACTCCTGTAGAGTTACCATCAACCGAATATGATTTAGTATTACGTGTAGCAAATGCTACAAATTTAAATCAAAATCAACAACTAATAGTATCAGCTATATCAAGTTCATGGATAGAAGGTGATGGATATTTTTATCAAGATGTGTTTCAAATTCCTAATGGAGTTAACTGGAATTCTGCAACACAATTATTTACGTCGTCACTTGCATCGTCGTCAATTAATCTAGATATAACTAATGAAGTTCGTGACGTTGTGGTTAATATCACACCGTTAGTTCAAGCGTCAATATCAGCCTCAATACCTAACATACAACTCGGTATTAGTCTAACAACAACAGATGAACAGAATCTGGCAATACAATCAAATTTAAAATTCTTTTCTAGAAATTCACATACTATACACGTACCTAAACTTGTAGCAAAATGGGATAATCAGTTATATCTAACAGGTTCTATGTCAGCTTCAACTGTTGATGTTATTGTTTCGCCGCGAACGTTAAAATCTAAATATAGAGTCGGCGAAACTGCTCGGGTAGAATTATCAGTACGTGAACGTTATCCTAGAAAATCGTTTAATACTGTATATACAACGTTTAATGGAACTCAACGACTTCCAATAACATCGTATTATAGTATTATTGACCAACAAAGTAACAGTGTAATTATTCCGTTTGATGAGTATTCAAAAATTAGTTGTGATGGAGTTACAAGTTATTTTAATTTTAACATACAATCTATGTATGCTGGTAGGTATTATAAGATGTTAATCAAAGTTATCGGAGTGGATTATACACAGATTATAGATAACGGATATATTTTTAGTATTGAGAATTTATAATGGGAATTGAAAATTTACAACAAAACCGAACAATTGTATCAGTACCGTCTGAACTAGATAGAATTAGATTTCCAGAACAAATATTTACAAATGGATATTTAAATGATCCTATTAAATTTAGACCTGATTCTAGGTTTACTCAAAGATCGTTAGTTCAGCAACTTAACGTGTTACCAAATTTAGCAAAACGAGATTTTGCTAATTTCGTACAAGCTGAAGCTAATAATTCAACAAAACAATACTTTGCAATTAACACA